GCCTCCTCGCCGCCTTCGCCCATCTGTCCCAGGGTGGCAAATACCGCCGATCGCAGCAGCTCGGTCAGCAGCCGGCCCACGTCGCCGTCGGGCGACTCGTCGATCTGGCCCACCCACGCCTTGGCCAACTCCTGGGCCTGACGGTGGTGTTCCATCTTTTGCTTGGCGCCCTTGACATAGCGGCCGATGGCCGAGCGCGACGGGGCGCCCTCACCCTCCAGCTCGAACAGCCGCTCGCGGATCTGGTCGATGGTGGCCCGTCCCTCGCGCACCATGCGGTCCAGCGCCTCGCGGGCCTCGTCGGACATGGCGGTGACACTCGATTGTCTGGCCATGGGTTACTCTCCCGGCAGCGGCCGGGCGACACCCGGCGCCCTGGCCCGTCCACGGGCGACGTCCAGCCCCCGGCGCGTGATGGTCGCCAGCTTGTAGCCGCCGGGGCTGGTCATCGTCACCAGCCCCTGCTCGTTCAGCCACGCCAGATCGGCGGCCACCTGGTCGGCCGACCCGGTCACGGTGATGGCCTGGTAGATCAGCCCTTCGCCGGCCTCGTAGCCGGGCGCCTCGGCCAGGAAGTGCAGGATTTCAAGCCGACGGGCCTCGGTGATTTTCTGCGAATAGCTCATTTCTGCTCCGTTCCATCAACTGTTGCTGGATGACCACCAGGTTGGTGCGAATGCCGCGCAGCTCCCCGGACTGTTCGCTCACCTTGCGATCCACATCGTTGATCCGCTCGTAGATCCCCGCCAGATCGGCCCCGGTCACGTCGTAGCGGGATCGGGTCTGCTCCACCGCCGCGCACCGCTCCAGCTCCGCGAGCCGCTGGGATGACTCCTTGCGGTCCTGGCCGTACTGCCGCCGGTCAACGAATTTTTGCGACAGGCTCCACATGGTCCAGGCCATCAGCAGCTGCACCGCCAACACGATCAGGGGCATCCATTTGAGCAGCGTTTCCATCAGCGGCCACCCCCCTCGATCGCTGCCTGGCAGGCCGTGCACCGGCTGCAGCCCGGCGCCGCGCGCCGACGCGCCTCGGGTATGGGCTCGCCGCAGTCCGCGCACTCGGTGTTCGACGCCGCCTGCTTTTGTCCCTGCCGCTGCCGGTGGTTGCGCAGGGCGACGTCCAGGTACAGATCGGCGCAGTTCCGGCCGTAGTCGATGGCGTCCATGCCCGTCACTTCTTATCCGCGCCGCCGAACAGCTTGCCCACCAGCCCGCCGCCCGCGCCGCCCATCTTCTCGGCCGACCGGCCCAGCACGTAGACCGAGCACACACCGCCCCAGGCCCACCAGAACTCGTCGGGCAGCGTCAGCGCCGGCATTTCCACCGGCGCGGCCAAGGCGAGATTCACGACCCAGGCCGCGATGGGAAAGACCACATGGTTCGCGGCGATGAACAGCATCCCGCCGTACAGGATGGTGGGCCGCCCGCGCTTGGTGTAGATGTCGTCCTGGTTCATCTCGGCCACCATCACGGCGGCCTTGGCGTCCACGATCCTGTTCTCGCGCTCTTCCACCATCTGCTGGATGGCGGTCTGCGCGGCCAGCTTCTCCTGCGGGTCGGCGCCCGGCGGGAAGATGCGGTCCACGATGCCCTTGGCGAAATCGGCCACGGCGCCGATGCCGGTCAAATCAAAGCCCATATGCCTGACCTTTCAGTCGTTAAATTTTATGGCCGTCGCCAGCCCCTTGGGGCCGCACCCGTTGCAGATCGCCGCGCGGCCCGCCTCGGTCAACAGCCAGTAGCCCGCTGGGGCGAAAAGATACGGCTTGCCGGTCATTGCCTCTCCGTTTTCGGTTGATTTTCTCCGTCCCTTGCTGGCATGCGACCGCCGATACCGTAAGCGCGTCCGGACAGGCCCTTGCCGATACGGCGCTTGTGCTGCGCCATGCACTTTCGGCAATGCATACGGAACATTAGATAGACCTCGCGGGCGGCGTCATCCACGCGGCTTTCGAGTATCCTTTGCCGCTCCGCCGCCATGGTGATAATCGCCCGGGAGGGGTCGCTGACACCGGTCAAATCAAAGCCCATATGCCTGACCTTTCAGTCGTTAAATTTTATGGCCGTCGCCAGCAGCTCGAAATGCGCCAGGTCGTGGAACCGCTGGTCCATCGTATCCCAGTCTCCGTCCCAGTCCGCCCCGCAGCGGATGGCGATGCCCATCTCCTCGGCCGTGCGCCGCACGTAACCGACGAACATGTACCAGCGGCCCAGGCCGCGGGCATACCCTTCCGGGCCGTGTCGCGTGAGGCTCGGCCACACCAGGGGCCACGGGGCCACGTCCACCGCCAGGGAAGGCTCGGCGTTGTGGCGGCTGTGCGGCCATGGCGTTTTGGAGCGTCCCTCGGCCACGGCCCGGTCCTGCTCGGGCCGGGCGCGGTGCCCGCACAGGATCGTGCAATCGACGGTCAGGATCACCTCGTCGAAAAGTTCGATCAACAGCGGGTGGCAGGTGGCCAGGCGCGCTTTGGATGTGGCTGAAAAACGTGGCATGCCCCCGGTTTACACCGGTGGCGGCCTCGTGGGTAGCAGGGTTTTGCGGGTTGTTTACTCGAAAAGCGACATCTGGCAGGGGTCGGGGTGGCAGTTGCGCCGCCAGGTGTTGTTGCGCACAAAAAAGCGGGCCAGCTCGGCGAAGGTGACCCGGTAGTGGCTGACCCTGAAGCTGTCCAGGCTCACCGGGTGGCGCGGCTGCCCGTCGTCTCCCGGCTCGTAGCGGTTGATCATGTTGTAAAACGTGGGCTCTGAGACCGACAGGATGCGGCACACCTCGCCGGGTCGGTAGCTCGCCTTGACCGGCAGTCCCACCGATTCCAGGATGTCGCGCAGCCTGGCCTCGGCATCGGCCTGGTCGATGGTGGTGACGCCCCCAGTGTGACCACAATCACAGGTGTTTGTCGATGGTTTCATCACATCTCCCCCGAAAGGTCCCATCCTTCCCGCTGGGCCTGTTTGCGCAGCGCGGTGATGATCTGGTAAAGCCGGGCATCTTCAACGAACGCGATCGAATCCACCTTGCAGATCCGCTTGGCCAGCGCATCGGCATAGCTCCAGGGCCGGGCGCCCACGGTCAACAGCGCCTCGATCTTCTTTAGTTGCGCGGCCCGCCCGCGGCGTCCGGCGTCGATGTTGTGGGGCCGGTGGCCATGGCGTCGGCCACGCTTGGGCGGCGTGGACCATCCGCGCCGGCGCATGTGCGCCAGCACGGCGTCCAGCTGGCGGGCGCCCATCTTACCCGCGCTGTCCACCCCGGCCACGGCCCGCAGCATCTCGCGGTATGCGCCGTCATCGAGGCCCAGCTGCTTTTTGGCGATATGGATCTTGGCCAACATCGCCCGGCGTCTGGCGTCACGGGATGTGTCTTTCATGGCTTGCTCCTTTTGGCGCGCTCCATGTTTTGCTCCCGGATGGCGCGCATCTGTTCCACGGTCATCATCGGCTCGGGCGCGGGCGCCGCCCGCCGCTCGCGGGCAAGCTCGGCCCTTCGCCGGCCGTTGCGCTCGGCCTGGTTGCGGGCGACCTCCGCGGCCCGGTCGGCCTCGTCGGCCAGGGTGTAGGCGATCTCGGTCAGATACCCGTGGGAGGTCAGCGGCAGCCGGTGCGGCGGGCTCTGGACGATGCGCTCCAGGGCCTGCGCCCACATCGACGCCGGGCAGGGCCTTGCCGCCCTGCCGCCCCGCTGCACGTGGCCGGCGGCGGTCAGCGCGGCGATTTCGGCGACGATCTTGCGGGCACGGGACCAAGTCAACGCCCTGCCGGTGTCCGGCCGCCGGAACAGCGCCAGATAGCCCGGCATGTATTTGACCAGCGGTCCGGGCAGGGCGCACACGGCGGCCAGAGTTTCGCGCGCGCCGGCATCGGCGGCCCATGCCTCAAGGCTTGCCTGCGCGCCGCAGGCCGGGCAGATCAACCGCATGGCCCGGGCTCCTGGCACCAGTGCTTGTAAAGCGCCGTGCGCAGCAGGTCGGCCACCTGCTCGGCGGAAACCAGCAGCAGGGTCAGCCGCCGCTCGTCCAGCGGCTCCAGCGATTCGTTGACCATTTCGGCGATCAGCGTGCGCACCTTGCGAATAAACGCCTCGTGTTGATACACATCCATTTGCGGCTCCTTTAATCTATCAATAATCGGTATTCATAGCGGCCCCGGCCCACGCAACGCGTCACGATATCGTAGCCGTTGGCCCTCAGTTCCGCGACCACCGTGTTGACCGCGCACACGTCGGCCGCGTACATGATGGCCCGCGTGCCGTGCCAGGCGCCGTCGCACAGCAGGGCGTGGACCCGCTGCAAGCGCTCGCTCTGCTCGATCCTGGCATAGTTGATCATCGCGTCACCTCCTTGCCCATCAGCGACAGGCGCCCGCGCAGCACCGCCGGCACGGCGCCGCAGCGGTTTGCATGGGTCTTGTGATCGGCGGCGGCTTGCAGCATTCTCCGGTCGCGGCAGGCGGCCGCCGCGGCGATCAGGTACGCCCGGTAACAACGCTCGATGGCGTCGGCGCGGATCTCCTCCGGGTAGCGTATTTCGGTGACCATGGGATGCCTCCTTTCCGTGGCTGCTCGTCAGGCCGGCGGCGCCACCCGCCGACGATCCCGCCCGGGATGGGCGGGATTTCGCCAGACTATTCGGCCGCGTCGGCCTCGGCGCGCCCCGCGCCCAGCAGGCCGTAACCGGCGATGTCCAGATAGGGGTTTTCGCCGAAGGCCGTCTTGTCCGCGGCCACCCGGAACAGCTTGTCCAGGATGCGCACGATGCAAAGCAGGTCATCAAAGCGCTCCGGCGGCACGCCGGACGGGAAAAGCTCGCGCAGCACCGCGCCGGACCGGCCGAAGGAATCGCCGTAGGCCTGTTGTTTCCGGCCGACCAGCGCGCCGACGCGGGCGCCCAAAGCGGCCCAACACGGGCCGCTTTGGACCGCTTTGGACGGCTTTGGGCCACTTTGGTTCGCTTTGGTCCGCTTTGGGCCGCTTTGGACCACATCCGCCGCCGCCCTTGTCTTGCAGCGGACAATCATGTCGTCAAACGCCTCGCGCAGCTCCGCGGCCGGCGTCTCGGCAGGGGCGGGCTTTGCCATGCGTCGCGCCTCGCAAATCTTTTGCCCGTCCGTGGTGTGCACCAGCAAAACATTGCGGCGCGGGTCGTGCGCGATCCCCACCGGCCCCTTGATGCCGTTGAGTTCCGGCGCGTGCCAATCCCGGCCCTTGTAGCGAATGAAGCCCATGTACGCCTCGCGGAAACCGTCCCGGGGCTTGACGATCTTGCGTGTCCGCTGTCTTCGCGCCGCCGCCTTGCACTGCTTGCAACTGCCCTCGCGGCCGTCGGCGGCCGACT